CTTCGGCATCAAGCCCAGATTCATCATTGACACAATGTCGATGGCACGCCCAGAACACGGACTCACTACTGGTCTGTCACTGGCAAAGCTTGCTGCGCATTATGAGCTAGGCGTTAAGGGCACGGAAGTTGTTGCTGCGCTGGGTATGCGTAGGGGCGATTTCTCACACCAGCAGCTATACGAGTATGGACAGTACTGTTGTAATGACGTAGATCTGACTTATGATGCGTTCCGCAGGTTAGCGGTAAGATTCCCTCGGCAAGAGCTAGAGATCATCGACATGATGATCCGTATGTTCACCGAGCCGGTGCTGACTCTGGACGGTGACGTATTGCAGTCGCATTTGGATGCCGTTATTGCTAACAAGGAACGATTGATGGCGACGATTGAAGTCGGTACGGCAGATATTATGTCGAACGACAAGTTCGCCGCAGCGCTAGAGTCGTATGGTGTGGTGCCGCCAACGAAGATCAGCCCTAAAACCGGTAAATTGGCTTACGCGTTTGCGAAGACTGACAGCGACTTCAAGGACCTGCTTGAGCATGAAGACGAGCGTGTACAGGCGCTTGTAGCAGCCAGATTGGGGTTGAAGTCTACGCTGGAAGAAACACGCACACAAGCGTTCCTTGGTATCAAAGAACGTGGCACATTGCCCATCATGTTGAACTACTACGGCGCACATACCGGTCGAGCTTGTCTTACAGGAGATACTGAAATTACAGTATTGCGCGGCGGATGCGCTACCAGTATACTACTAGAAACTCTTGAGCCTGATGATCTAGTTTGGGACGGTGAAGCGTTCGTAGCACACGGCGGGTTGGTCGATCAAGGGTTCAAAGAAATTATGGACTACCAAGGTGTTACAGGGACCTTTGACCATAGGGTGTATGTCGATGAAATCAACGAGGCGGTTGAACTACGAGAAGCAAGCCAGCGAGGTTACACGCTCTGCGCTATGGAGCCACCTGCAGGGTACGCGTATGACGTTGCTAATACCTCTGGAAGCTGTGAGGAATAAACGCGCGAAAGTCCCGCTTCGGTGTGAGTGCGGGGCTGAGTTTGAGAAGCGCCCTACAGATATTATCACTGGCAAACAGATAGAATGCAGCAAATGTGCTAGTAGTCGTAGAGCCAAGCAAATTGCTAGTACAGAAGCGGGCAAAAAACATTTATTGGCTGCAGCAAAAATACGGGCGGTGCAAAACAAAAAGTCAGATTCGTGGAATAGGCTTCGCCGCACGTGCCAAGCGGTTGCGTATAGATGCAATAACCCGCGGAGTAACTCGTATGCGAACTACGGCGGGCGAGGCGTTAAGTTTATGTTTGAGTCTGCTTCAGATATGGCTATATGGCTACTCAATAACTTAGGGGCTAGACCAGAAGGTGCGTCTATTGACCGCATAGACAACGACGGAAACTACGAACCGGGAAATCTTAGGTGGGCTACTAAGGCGCAGCAAGCAAATAATAAACGGCAGTATCGAGGGGCTGTTTACGGTGGCAGGATTAAGCGACTGTTACAACTTAGGTCGGACCTAACCTACGAGACGATTAGAACATGGATAAAGCAAGGACTAACAGATGAGCAGATTATTAGTAGACCAAAGTCAACCTCGGGTCGCCCGCGTATACGACATTCTTAATTGTGGTCCGAGAAACGTGTTCGTTGCCAACAATAAGTTAGTGCATAACAGCGGCGGCGATAAAGTCAACTTACAAAACCTGCCCCGGGGTGGGGCGTTGCGTAATGCGATTGTTGCACCTGATGGGCACATGCTGGTGGCCTGCGACTCATCGCAGATCGAAGCGCGTATGGTGGGTTGGGCGGCAGGGCAGGATGACTTAACGGCGGCGTTCGCAGCGGGAGAAGATATCTACTCGTTGTTTGCGTCTGATGTGTATGGGCGTAAGATCGTCAAGGGTGTCGATACAATTGAGCGGCATGTTGGTAAGACTTGTTTAGCCGAAGGAACACCTGTACTATGTGAGCGGGGGTGGGTACCTATAGAACAGGTAACCACGAGTGACAGGGTATGGGACGGGGTGGAATGGGTATGCCACGCGGGATTAGTGATGAACGGTTGGAAGCAAACATTGCCGCTCTGCGGTATATGGTTAACACCGGATCACCTCGTGTGGTCAGGGACGCAGTGGTTGGAAGCGCAATCAGTGGTAGACGACGAGCGAAACCTCTCCCTAGCATTGGCTACAGCAGCGGAAAACTTACCGTCACTGGGTATATCGCGGGAGTACGAAGCGGAGTCAAAGCGCTTATTGTGCAGTGTAATTGCGGAACGCCTGAATACACCGTTGACGTGCATAACTTCCGCAATCTCAAAAGCTCTCGGTGCAATTTGTGCGCTAAAAAGGCGGCTAGTAAAAAACGGTATTGGGTTTACTCAGCAGCGCTGCCCGACGACGAGCACCGCACTAGACTGCTTAACCGACTGGCATCTGCCATATCCCGTTGCACCAACCCAAGTAACAAGGCTTACAAGCACTACGGTGGCAGGGGTATACACGTATGCGTCGAGTGGCGCGAAGATCGAGCAGAATTCTTACGATACGTGCAAACGCTTGACGGGTGGGATAACCCGGAGTTTGAGATGGATCGGATCGACGTTAACGGGGGGTATGAGCCGGGAAATATCAGGTTTGTCTCGCGTAGCGATAACCTCAGAAACAAGCGAAAGATCGAAGCACTTGAGGAAGAGATTGCGCGTCTACGATCTAGCCTCTTGTGGGCCGAGGCACAGATTCACCGTAAAGACTGAGCGTGGCCCACTAATTGTTCACAACTGTATCTTGGGACTCGGATACGGTATGTCAGCGGCGAAGTTCAAGATCAGCCTGAAGAACGGTAAGCCTTCGGTCGATCTACCCGATGACGAGTGCCAAGGCATTGTCGCGCTATACCGGCGTAAGTACGCCAAGATCAAAGCGTTCTGGAAAGATTGCCACAATGCAATGCTTGGTATGTACGAAGGCAGGCGCGTTGAGTTGATTGATGGGCTGGTCTATACGGATGGCAATACGATTGTGCTACCTAACGGTATGCGCTTGCGCTACACGGATCTGAACACGGAAAACGGTAAGGACTTCGTTTACTTCCAGCGTAAGAAGCCTGTGCATGTGTACGGCGCGAAGATCACCGAGAATCTGATTCAGGCCCTAGCACGTATTGTTGTGTTCGATCAGATGCGTGCGATATCGAAGCGATACAAAGTCGTTTTGACGGTGCATGATGAAGTCGTTATCTGTGTGCCAGAGAACGAAGTAGAAGTGGCTATGGCGTTCATGACGGAGCAGATGAGTATTGCACCTGACTGGGCGGCGGGACTGCCTATTACGTGTGAGGCAGGGTTTGGCAAAACTTATGGAGATTGCAAATGACGATTGTTAGGGTAGAAGAAGACGGCATGTCGCAAGAAGTACCAAAAGACATTAGCGAAGTGCTAGACGAGCGCGGTGCGCGGTACGGCAAGTTTGTGGGTCATGCGCGTATTACTCAGCATTTGAAGAGTGTGATGTTTACCCATAAGCTACGTCAAGAATTTGACGATGATATGGTAGAAGCACTAGAGATGATTGCCCACAAGATCGGACGCATCATCAACGGCGACCCGAACTACGCTGATTCGTGGGTTGATATCGCTGGGTATGCAAAGCTGGTGGCGGATCGTCTGGAAGGTTTGGAGCGATGAAACGCCCCGCGTGGTCGTATACTAGCCTGAGTCAATTCACAAATTGCCCACGCCAGTACCAAGTGCTTCGTGTGACGAAGCAGGTAAAGCAAGGCGAAACCGAAGAAATGCGGTGGGGCAACGAGGTCCACAAACACCTAGAAAACCGGGTGAAAGACGGAACTGAGTTGCCTGAGTCTTTATCGCATCTTGAAGGATTGGTCCGCAAGATTACCAAGGCTGACGGTGAGATCCACACCGAGCAGCAGATGGCTATTAATGCAGATTTTCAACCAGTTAGCTGGTTTGCAAAAGACGCGTGGTGTCGTGGTATTGTGGATATTGGTATTAAGCAAGGTAAACGGTATTGGGTTGGGGATTATAAAACGGGTAAACGTCGCCCGGACTCTGACCAGTTAATGCTGTTTGCAGCGCTAAGTATGCATCACGATCCAGATGTAGATACTGTGCGTACAAGCTTTATCTGGCTGCGAGATCGTAAGTTAGATACAGAGAAATTTGTACGCGATGGTATTCCTGATATCTGGAAGCATTTTATGGTTAAAATAGCCAGACTTGAAAAAGCCTATGAATCCGATAAATGGATTCCTAAACCTAGTGGTCTGTGTGGTTGGTGCCCACTGACTAAAGCGCATTGCGAGTTTTCTAAAAAGGACAAATAATGTTAACCGGATATGAACACCTAACCGATAAGGAATTGCTGGCCGAAGTTTATTCGGCCAATACTAGACCCACGCTTATGTACGAGTTGGCTAAACGGCTTGACCGTACGTTGTACGGACCGAAAGATATACCAGCAGATGCAGCACAGATGGAGCTGTTTGATGGCAACACCTGAAGGCAGAGTCAAAGATGCAATAAAGAAGCGGTTGAATAAGGCTGGTGTCTGGCAAGCGGGCCAGCCTCAACCGGAGAATGTCCGGGGGTGGTATTACATGCCCGTGCCGAACGGTATGGGTGTACATGGCATACCTGACTTCGTATGCTGTATCGACGGACGGTTTGTCGGTATCGAAGCTAAAGCCCCGGGTAGAACCACAGACACTACAGTTAACCAGAAGAAGCGGCATGCAGAAATACATGCAGCGGGCGGTACTATATTAGTTGTAGATGACGCAAGCCAACTAGACGTATTAGGTATTTAGCGTGTACATATCCAAAAAGCATAAGCGCATTGTATTAAATTTGAGTAACCCGGCGCGTGTAACTACAGTTATACCAACGGCTAAACAGTTCCAATATAAAGGGGCAAACCTAGTAGCCGTGCCGCATAGGTTAGACGAAATGCGGGTACTCAATAATATTGGTATCAATGCGCCGTCGCCTGTTGGATATTATTACAGTTGGTCCGGCCAGTACGATCCGTACGCACATCAACGTAAAACAGTTAATTTCCTGACCCTTAATCCGCGCAGTTACTGTCTACTGGATATGGGGCTGGGTAAAAGTATTAGTGTTTTGTGGGCGTACGATTATTTACGGTCTATTGGTCGGGCCAAGAAGATGATTATCTTTTCACCACTATCTACACTCGAACGGGTGTGGGGTGACGAGATATTTAATAACTTTCCACATCTTACTTACAGTGTTGTGCATAACCCAAACAAGAAGCGGCGATTAAAACTGCTTAATCTTGATGTGGATATTTATATCGTTAATCACGACGGTGCAAAGATTATCGGGCCGTACGTGGAAGGGCGTGACGATATTGATGTGGTGGTTATTGACGAATTATCTTCGTTTAGGAATGCGGGTACTGATCGGTTCAAAGCAATGAAGCGTGTACTTATGCGCCGCGAATGGGTGTGGGGGCTTACCGGGTCACCGATCCCTAACAAACCTACGGACGCATGGGCACAGTGTCAGTTGATTGCACCTGAACGAGTGCCAAAGTATTTCTCTCGGTTCCGGGATATGACGATGCGGCAGTTAAGCACGTTTAAATGGGAAGCCAGACCGGAAGCTTTGACTGTTGTGCAGGACGCTATGCAGCCTGCAATTCGTTTCAAACGGGACGAGTGCCTTGATCTGCCACCAACGACGCACACAATGCGGCACGTTGACCTGAGTCCTGAACAGCACCGTATGTTCAAGGAAGTGCGGGATAAGCTCCACACGGAATGTGCGGAGGGGCAGATCACTGCGGTGAACGAAGCCGCGAAAGTGGGCAAGCTGTTGCAGATCTGTTGTGGTACAGCCTACGGCACTGAGGGTGAGGAAGTCATTATTCCATCAGCCCCACGCCTAGAAGTGCTGCACGAGATCGTTGAAGAAGCGGAAGGTAAGACCATCGTGTTTGTGCCTCTGACCGGGGCGCTGAATAACGTAGCCGACTATCTACGAGAGAAAGGCTGGTCTGTTGCTGTAGTGCATGGCGGAGTTAGCAAGAACGAGCGGGATAGAATTTTCCGCGACTTCCAAAAGTGTGCTGACCCACAGGTAATTGTGGCAAACCCGAGAACTATGAGTCACGGGCTGACGCTTACCGAAGCTTCTGTGGTTGTGTGGTTCACGCCTGTATAC